CTCCCAGCAACCTTCATTTGCCATCCTTCAAACGGTGAGCCTGGACAGAAGTAGTCTCCGTCGTCCGTTGTTTCACCCCAGCCGTCCATTTCACGGTCAACTCTGAATCCGAGGCAGTTTGTTGGGTTTGCATGGAAACCCGAAGGAACGCTCGTTGAGCCAAAGGCTCCGTTTGCTCGTACGCCAACTTCAGCAAACTCGCCCTGCAGGAATGCCTGGTCCCCAGAAATCTTCGTATTTGTTGTAAATGTTGCTTGGGCTGGACTGGAAACTGGGACAAAAGATCCTATCAAAAATAATGGAACAAAAATCCATGCTGCTTTGCGCGTAAAAGCATATTTCAATCGATTAATCATACTCATTTGCCCTCCGCAAATAATAGTAATGACTGGATAATAAATATTTTGATTAATCTATACCAAGAAGCCAAGAATTAAAAGAATTTTTCTTTCCTGTTTCCATATAAGAAGTTAAATCACTAAGTTCTTTTAGCGCTCTAGTTTCAGCTTGTGCCTGTGATGGTTTGCTTCCGCTTTCTGAAAAAACACCATACTTTTTGAACCAATTAACCAACACATTAAAAGCTATATTAACATCTGCCCCTTGTTTCCAAGTATTTTCTCCACTAATATTCCATGGGTTAAACAAAAATCCTACGCCCCTAACATTCCAAGGTTTATCTATTTTTTTCATAATCGACACTTGAGGTATATACGGAAGTTGAATGTTTGTAAGTTGTTTTTCTAAATAATTAGAAGGCAAACTAAATTTAGATTTCATCATCCATACTTGGTTAGCGGGTATCCTAGCCCAATCAGCTAAATATGATGCCGCATTTTTTCTATCTGCCACATCATAATTGCCGCTAAAAGCCGGCGTGTTGATATTAATCAATGATAGAGCCGAAGCTTGAGAAGCTTTTGAAGGACTAGATGCTTTGCCTTTAATGTCTTTTATAATATTTTCATCTTTTATAAAAGCTTCCCATGCATACTTTTTATTATTTTTTGTAAGGTCTGCTTCTCCAGTCACAGTGTACGGAACTGACCAAAGCATCGACGTACCAAGCCACCCATTTTTTGGGTCAAAACTATTGGTGTCTTCTGGTTTACATCTTATTTGCAAAAAACCTAAATGCTCAGAACCATTTGCCACACCTATACCTATTTTATTTTCACCTAAGTTTCCTTCTCTAGAAGCTAAGGCCGTAAAGACAGCCGCCAAACCAAAAGAAAAGTTTCCGACTAATGGATGAATCATCATTTCAAAAAATTCATCGTAAGTTAAAAAATCACCTGGATCAGATGAACCATTATATGGTTTAGCTACTTTAAATATTTTAGGGGAAAGACCATCTAAATTTTTCAGGCTAGGAAGCACTGTGAATTTACCGCTAGTTACTGTTGCTTGTCTGCCAAAAGCACCACCTCCTGTTTGAAATGGTGTTGAACTTTTGCGTGCAGGAGCATCAAAATCTATATTAGAATTGATACTTTCATTGATAATATTTGGTTTTACCGAAAGATTAGTTAAGGCTGGCGTTGAACTTACTTTTTTTGTTGCGCTAACTATGTTTGGATTAACTTTATTTAAAACTTGTTTAATAGTTGAAGCTTTTTTGAGATCTTCCATTTTACTTATAACCAAGGGGGTAGCAAGAGCTACTATGTAATATGTTATATGCCATTGATCATCAGGCAGGCTCTCTCTTGACCAACCATACTGTAACATGTTATTGGCCATCCAATCAATAGCTTTTTTGTTACTAAAAATATCTTGATGCAAATCTACAGATATACCCCAGCCATGGTTTGACATCCCAGGGGTTGCACCAGGTGGGTCTCCAACTTTAGAATAATTCTGTTTTTTATACCACCATTTTCCACTATCATTAGGGTACAAAGAATTTGGCCACCAATACTTTATGTAATCATTACCAACAAAACTCCCACCATATGCAGAAGAATATCGGCTGACACCATCTTCAAGTACAGGGTTAGCCGCCACTGTCGGGAACTCATGGTTGTTAATAAATAGTTTTCCGTTACGCCTCCATTCAGGTTTATCAGCAAAATACGCTGGGTATCTTCTATCGTATTTTCTAGACCATGCAGTTGGTGAATACTTTTGTTTAAAGTTTTTTACTGCGTTATTTAAATCTCTAAAAGCTGAAGTGACTCTTAGTTTATATTTTGTTGCGGCATACAGGTCGTCTGCCATTATTTTGAAAGATGTTGCAGCTGTTCCGAGACAGTTTAAAACTTTCTCCAAGACCAAAGCTTTGAAGGGTTGGGCTAAAGTGGGAAGCTACTCCATTTTCATTAGGTATGTATAGGCCAGAACTCTTATCGTAATGAGTCCATGTTTCAAATGGGTCTCTACTTAGTTGTCTTATAGGCCAATCATCTTTTGTTTTTAAACTCATTGTGATTTATACACTCCCCTTGCACCATCCAAACTAAAGCCTATCGGTGTTATAAATTTAGCTGAAGCTTTTCTTTCTTTAACATTTGTTTTTTCTGATTCAGGGCCAGAGTATCTAACATAATTTCTTGTAGCATCAATATTTAGATAGTCTGACGGAACAAAAATTTTACCTAAAGGATATGTCCTTCTTAAAGTTTTATTCCAAACCATTCCATACCACCAGTTGCCATTTATAATAAATGTATTTGGATTATCGAAGATTGCAGCCTGAGCAATGTTTAGGGTTGCAGAAGCTATTTGGAACCACTCTAAACCATTCCACATATATATTTTATCTGTATCAGTTTCATATATTGTTTCAGAAAATCCTGGTGCCACAGGTCTCGCCGTAGACAAACACTTGTATGTAACATTATATTCTTGTGTTTGCGATTCCGACAAAGAAACTCTGAATTCAAAAGAGTCACCATTCCTCCAAATTAATTTGTTCCTCAAAGATAAACCAGGACCATGATCCGTCACCCTATTCTCACACGGTGCTTGCCTGTATCTATCGACTGCTAACTCAGGAATAGATTTCATTCCACCATACATAGAAAAGAAACATACCGCCAAAGACTCTGTTTCTCCAGTGCACTTAGGTGCGTCCCTCTCTAAACCTATTTTTCCGATATTCTTTACCACTCCCGCATTATCTAATATATTAAATTCTAAAATCCAAGAAGTGTGTGAAGCTATTTGAGATATAATTAAATCTTGTTTTAATGATTTAAACTTTGTCTCAGCGAACTCAGCACCGCGTGCCCATAGACCGTCGTTAGATTGAAGCGTTGTTTCGTTCTTCACTGGATCATTGATAACTATTACGCTATCAGTAGGTGGTTGAACTGTTTCATTTGGTGGAGTTACCTCTGGGCTTCCAGGGATTACTGGAGCTGGCTTTGGCGGCGTGACTCCTGGAGTTGGATTTGGGTTTACTGGTTTAGGTTTTGTCGGCTTAGGTTTTGGAGCCGGCGTTGGAGAAGGTGCTGGAGCCACTGGAGCTACTGGCGTATTTGGATCAGGTATAGTTGTGAACGTTATGCTATCCCACTTACCTGCGTTACCAGACCAAGATTTGCCGGCAGAAGACTTAAGAACATGAGCCCCAATAAAAACACTTATATCTGTGTTATAAGGCAAAACATTTTTAGGCGTAATAGTTATACTGTTATAGTCCAAGAAAGAAACTTCAGAACTAAATATATCTATTTTAGCTAAAGCTTTAGTAGTATTTTTTTTGTAGAAGAAAATAGACCCGCTATTTCTTACCATAGACAAATCAAAATTTAATGTTAACTTAACATCTATGTTAACTTTTTGATTATCATTTTCAGGAGTTATTGAAGTCACCGAATATGATAAAAATTTTGGTTCAGGAACTATTGGTCTCAAGGGGACAGTTGTTGCGGGAGGTGCAACTCCATCTCTTTGATCTGGGATGGTTATCTTAGGCATAGGGACTGTTGTGACCGGCACCGTTGTAACAACCGTACTAGACGGTGACCCGTTTGCTGGCGGCGTAGTAGTGGATGGCGTAACCACTGTTGTAGTTGTAACCCCATTCGCAACAATTGTAGTCGTAGTTGATTCGCCATCTGGAGCAACTGTCGTAGAAGTGCTAGGTATATATGGTGGTAACATCGGTATTTTTGGCGGGAAAACAGTAGTCGTAGTAGTTGTAGAGCCGTTAGGGTTAGTGGTAACAGTTGTCGTCGATTGAGGCGTAGTCGTAGTGCTGGTAGTTGGACTCTGCGGCGGCCTTGGAGCACCAATACCAGCTGCTCCAGCTCCAGGTCTTGCGCCCGGTGCAGCTGGGATATATGTTGTTACAGTTGTCGGAGACGATGGCAACGAAGTAGTAGTCGTCCCAATTTGTATTGTAGTTGGAGTCGTTGAAGAACTAGGTGGCACGTTAATAGGAGCAGTCGGGATGCCGTTTATCAAACCGTCTACAATGCTAATGTAATTAGGCGGATGTATTCCATCGCCAGGAGCGTTAAAATCTCCAACAAATATAAATCCATATTTTTTACAAAGCATCTCTAGCTTGAGATTAAAATATGTTCCGGGATACTTATCGTTCAATTGTTTAGATATTCCCATAACATAAACTAAAGCAACTAGTTTTCTATCTGTAAAAACTTTTATTTGATCAAACTGTGTTTTTGCTTGATTTAAAGCACTAGCTACATCGCTGGCTTTTTTTATGTTATTTGATGCACCAGTAGATAGCCATAATATCCTGTTGTTTAACTGCTTATCTTTCTGATCTATGTATTTAAGAACGTTATTTATTCTCCTTGAGACTTCGTACATGTTATCCCCGACTTTATGATGATACCCATCCCAAACGCAAAACTGGCTGTATAAACCACTCGACTTAGGAAAATAAGTTTCATTCTGACAAGCAGAAGGGTCGTTAAGAAAAACGTTTGGCACAACTTGTGAAGTTTCCACTCCTGGATTCAAAGAATCATATCTATCAGATAATCCTACTGCAATACTGTCACCAATTATAATTGGTACCTTATTGGTTATCGTTGTTACATTTGATGGGGTGATTGTTGTTGTTGGGGACAGACCATCTCTTTGATCTGGATAAACTATTTTAGGAGCAACAGTTGTAGTAGTAGACTTTGGCGCGACAGTTGTTGTCGTTGACTTCTTGGGTACAGTTGTTGTTGTAGTTGCCTTAGGCATTGTTGTGCTAGTTGTGGGTTTTGCCGGGATAGTGGTTGTTGGCGCAGAAGGTACAGTTGTTGTTACTGGGATATCTTTTCTAATATTTGGATTTCTTAATATTTCATCTATTTTTTGTCTTTCCTTGATAACGTTAGACTGTAAATACCCACCAATATCTCCAATCTCATTGCCGATAAGTGGGAACCAAGATGGAACGCTAAAAGCAGGCAACCCCCTAATAACTTGATTGATTTCTTCTTTTTGCAAAATACTTTCTGTTCCAAGAATAAACATTATATTAAATGGCGAAATGGTTGTAACTGAAAGTTTTACTGGATAAACTTTGTTATCCAGCCTAGTAACACGAGCCCAATGATTTGTTGGCTTGTTATCTGGAGTTGGCATTCCTGAAGGCCATTTCTCAACTTTTTTAAATGCGTCAACAATATTTTTAGTTCCACTCAATGCCGCATTAAAAGGGAAAGTAGAGCCTGGCTTAATTGAATAATAAGAATTATTAAATGTAAACTCTCTAGTCAAAAGTTTGTTATACACATAATCTAGGTCATTTAAAATTACAACTTTTCCGTTTTGCATTACATCTGCTAAAGCAGCAGGTGCTTGTTTTAAATTGTATTTATATAATGAATCTTTTTGATGCACGGTTAAGGTAGATGTATTTAATATTCTTCCGTTAAGCTTATCCAACAATAAAACAAAATTTTTTTCTACATAATTTTTATATTCAGGTAAATAGTATATTGTAGAATTATACGGTGCATTACCTGGTTCATATTTGTCTATGCCCAAAGGATTGTCTGATACATTCCCATTGGAAGTTGTATACGAGACTATTTCCGTGTAGTTCACTGCACTAACGTTTTGTATTTTTTCTACTGCCGTATTTCCTGGAGTACTCTCGTGAGAAACTATAGAATTTTTTAAGTTTTCTGAGTATAATACGTTTTTATTTTTGTTTAAAATTTCTTTTCTTAAACCCCATATGTAATTAAAAAGTCTGATTACGTTACTAGCTGTTGGTTGTTCTCCAACGCTATCTTCTTTAGCAATTGTTTTTTTTGTAACGACTGCTGGACCCTTTATTCCAATATAGCTTAAAGTATTGGCAATACTCGCTGCATAGCCAGAAAGAGTGGTGGTGTTAACTACCAATACCGTTGGACCATTAATTGTAGGAATAATATTATTATCCCAAGGAGAAGACCCAATTGGTTTAACGGGTGTAACAGTAGTCGTTTTTGTTGTTGAATCTGGCACAATCGCCCAACGGCCTGTATCTCCAGTTTTACCACTAATTATTGTGGGAGTTTCAGCTGTTTTACCAGTCACTGGATCAATGCCAGTTATTGCATTGCCGCCGCCTTTATCTACTCTATCTGGAACCCATACTTGTTTTTGCCCTGGACCAGGAGCACCTTTTGGCGTTGGAGTAGGCTTAAAGCCATCTATCTCCTGCATAGATCTATCTCTGTATTTGCTAGGCTTGCTACCTGCGGCATAATAAACTAATATATTTTGAAAATCTGGATCAGTTGTAGGCACGTCACTACACCAGCTCCAGCCATAGCTCGCGCCATTTGTTTTAATAAAATTAATTACTTTATCATTATTATTTGTTATCCTAATACAAAGACCAGTTCCAAAAATACTAAATCCAGGCATCGGGTTATACGATGTTATGGTTGTTGGATACCACTTCACACCTGCATAGGTCCTTCCGTTTTTTACCTCTGGAATACTAGAAGCTCTAGATACATTAGTTGGGGTCTTGCTATTTTTTGTTTTAAACTCTTGCTCTTGAAGAGCTAAAGTTTTATATATAGTTGTATATTGTATTGTTATGCCCTGTTTTTTTGCAGCGGCAGCCATGTCTTGCAGCGTCCACGCCGGAGTGAAAGGGAGCTTAATAGATGGCTTATAAAAATATTTTTCTGGCAGAGCCCCATTAAAAGCTCCATAACTTTTTGTGCCAGAAGTATAAAGATATTTTAATAATTCACCAAAATATAAAACCCTTGGTTTTCCGAGCCGCAACCCATGCGGCATATGACCCTGATTCAGTCGTTGAAGGTATAGGTAAGTTGATAAAATTATCTGGAAGCCTGGCAGATCCACCAGGCAGATTATACTCAAGAGCGTTCTTTGGCAAACTAGCTATATTGACCTTTGTTACGCCCATAGAAAATAAACCTTAATTTAATAGTTTAGATATACTAATAGTAACTAAGAGAAGCTTATGCTATCTAAAATTCTTACGAACCCAATCAGGATACGTATCGTCTACCTCATAGTATTTTAGCGGGAACCTATCAAATGGATCCATACCCTCACTTATTCTACGAAGTATCTCTTTATCATCTTTAAATTCTTCTAAATTGTATTCAGTATGAGCAAAAGATTCTATCTTATTTTTTATGTTTTCAATGTCTGTGAAAAAAGAAAAATGCCAGCCAGCGTCAGGTATCGTATACCAGGTTCCAGCTCTCAACTCTTGGCAAGATTGAGCCTCTAAATCTTTAAATCTAGCAGCAATTGGTCTGGCCCCCTGATTGCAGTGTTCCGGAACTTGCCAGTTATAATTCCAAAAATATTGTTTAACATCTAATCTAGCCGGGGTTTCAACTAACTTTAATTGATTAATAATATTTGAGCTAATTATTTCATCCGCGTCAGAAATGATTACAATATCATCTGCTTCCGCCTTATCTAGGCCAAAGCGAATAGCGTTGCGTTGGTAATGCTCTCTTTCCCAAGGTGACTGAACGGTAGAAAGATCTGGAGAATTGAAATGTATTTTAATTCTAATTATTTTATCTTCCCATTTTTTAGCCCAATCAGGCAATTGGTCAAGATAAAATGGTTTTTCTTTTCCAGTAAATGTTTCGGATGCTTCAACTATAACAAAGTGATCAACAATATCACCAAGCTCTTCAAATCTTACGCGCAGCATCTCTTCTTCGTTAAAGAAGGTAAAGCAATCAAATATTTTCATATACGTAAACATCTTTATCAGTAAATAGTGAATATCTTTTTATTTCTTTTTCGATCTGCGAATCTGCGATAAATTCAGACTCAAGATTAGATGCCCACTTACCCGGGTTTACCGCCAAAATAAAACCACCTGGCTTTAAAACTCTTTTAATTTCTTGAGCTACTTGATCATAATTGTTGTTAAATATTTCTGGGTCATAATTAATTGAAATAAATAAATCAACACAATCATCAGAAAATAACATCGGATTTAAACCAGCTGGCCAATAGTAATTATTCTCGCTATTTTCCAATGCAGCCTCAAGTGCACTCCACAGTCTCATAGCACCAATGCCGTGTTCTGCGGTGTAGAGAGTCTCGGACAAATCCAAGCCTTCTTGATAGCAAACAGTAAAAGAGTTATTTTTAAAAATGTCTCTTATTATATGTGCTACATGATTCCAGTTCATTTACTTGACAGGCTTAACTGCGTCCACCTTAAGCCAACCCCATTCATCTCCACGTTTAACATCTAATATTTCAAAACCCATTCTCTCAAAATCATCTTGGAGCATTCTATGAGTTAAGCCCACAAAATGAAAATCAAAAGGATTCAGTTGTTCAGCAAAAAAGATCTGTTGCATTCTTCTATCGCCATCAAGGGAGTCCATTTCAAGTATCTGATTGCAGGCCAACAAGAAGTCTGGAACTTCAATTCTAATCATCCCACCAGGCTTAACTATTCTGCACCATTCGGCCAGAACAGCTTGATATTCTTTCCACGGAAAGTGTTCAAGACACTCTGAGTTATAAACTATGTCTGCAAAATTGTCTGGAAGATTAATCTTGCGAGCATCGCAGACTACATCGACTGGAACATAGGTTTTGTTAGCGTGATCGTACAACGGCGTTGGATCTATATCAATATGAATCCAGTCTGGACCAAGATATGTTCTAGTGCCAATTACAACTTTTGTGCCCGCACCCTTAGGTATTGTCTCTAGTCTCATTTAAATTATTCTTCCTCTATATAAGTGTTGCCAACGTGGAACTTTTATTAAATCTACTTCTCTACCCAAAGCTGATACATAGACTGTCTCAGGGTTATCATTTATCCCTCTAAGCTCTGGTTGTTGCTGATACCATTCTTCCAAGTATATCGCATTCCAGTCTTCAAATCTAGTTACATTTGGACTATGGTAGGTGACATGGGGCCCAACATAATACTTATTCCATTTATTAACCCAATTAATCACACCTTGATTAATTCTTTCTTGTGCTTCAGGATTACGCGTACTTGTTGCATCATGAGCAACTAAAACTGTTGGGTCAGCTACTATTCTCCAGCCACCTAATCTTATTCTTGTCTGAAAATCAACTTCTTCTTGATGACCAATTTCTGTATCAAATCCACCAATCTCTTTATATCTTTGACGATTTAAAATCCAACAAAAACCAACACCCCATAATATTTCTAAATATCTTGGACGTTGCATAGGATACGCCCCTCCATTCGGAAACGCCATTGCAACTTCGTGGTTACCTTCAAGATAGGAGGCTAATTTTAGATCCCATCCTGGAGTCATAATATAGGCGTCATTATCTATATAGCCTACGTTATTAGTTTCTGCCCACTCAAGAATATGATTAACAGCACCAGTATATCTTACGTTTTTAGTTAATTGTTTAATAACAACTCTTGGATCTTCCGCAGCGTGTTTTTGGGCGACCTTTATTGTTTCTGGATCTTCTGAGGCGTTCTCTAACACTAAGAGTCTCCAATCACAATGAGTGTTCTGCCTAAAAGCAGTTATAGACCTATCTAATTTGTCCGGATTATTATAGCTAGATACTCCAAAATCAATTCTCACGGCTTTGTCCACCACTGCTTATTTTCGTGCAAAACAAAACCAATGCTTTGCAATAGTGGAAACCACTCTGTTTCATATTTATTATTTACAGCCAAGTGCATGGGTATAGAGTTTCCGTGTTCAATATCTCCAATCGCAAATGCATTTTGTGCAATAAACACGCCGCCTTTCTTAAGGGTGTCATAAACAGCTTTTGCCCATTCTTCAACATTAACGACGTGTTCAAAAAAATCTAGCGCAACAACTGCATCGAACAATCTATCGCCTAGTTTAGGCTCAAAAGTATTTGTGAATAATGTGTTGATAACAAGCTTTTCTTCAAGGCTAAATCTGTACTGTGCGAAGTTAGCTGTTTTGCCACCTTCCAAATCATGGTAAGTTGCCTCTAAACCCTCTTGGGCCAATCTTATACTTAAAGAGCCTATCCCGTCACCTAATGAAAGAACCTTGTTTTTGCCCGAATGTCTCAATCCAAGAGCTATACCTTCGCACATCCCTGAATAGTTAAAACCTTGATCCAGATGATAAGCTGACAATTCCCAAATATACGCATCTGTGTTCCTATACCAATTTAAAAGAGAATCAGCGTTGTCGACATTTGTTCTGGCATCGTTAAAATCATTTGCTACTTCATGATGATTATAATGAAACCCTTTTTCTAATCTTTGCTTAGCGTATCCTTCTGGTACTTTCAGGAATTCGGATATTTCTTTTGCACGCTTATCTACACTCATTTGCTCTCCATCGTTGATCGGACACAATTAAATTGTATCATGTTTTATTTTAATTTTTCTATATAGGGTAAAATTGGGAAAAAAATTTTAAGGCCAAATTGGTTTTTGACTTTTTTCTAATAGCCGGAAAAAGTAGTTGTAATAACACTACCATCTCTTTGATCAAGAGGTGGCAACTCTTTTCTGACCAAGACTCTTTGCACCCACCTATCAGTCCCATCATATCTTGCCTGAAAAGGTTTTCTGCCATGAATTGTTTTTCTATTATCTATAACTAATAGATCACCTGTTTTTAATACGATCTCTTTTGTGCATTTTTTAATTGCATCTTCAAGTTCTTCAAGAACTAATCTAGCCAAATAGTCATTCGGCTTCATGACAGTTGCATCGTATGTAAAGGTTAACATCCCGTCAGCTTCTCCAATTATAGAAGTAGGTATCTGCTGATCTTCTTCCCCATTTGTCCTAAAGCTAAGATCTATTCCTGTTGTAAACATTTTTGACTTCAACATATGTTTAGTCTCTATCCTAATATGCTTGAGTATGTCAGACAAATTAGCGTACGTGGTTACTGCCTGAGGATCGCCCCTAAGGCAAAACAAAACTACATAGTCTGGCTTGTAAGGATGAAATGCAGTCTCTGTGTGAAGAGCTAGTTCAGTTTTAGATGAAGTAGATATCTGCTGATACTCAGTCTTGTGGACTGGAACTATGTTCTGTATTATTTGACCGTTTTGTTCCTGAATATAACCAATCGGATGGCCATATTTTTTAACATGATCAAGAAGAATCAGAGTGCTTTCTTTGGAGCTGGCGTGCTTGGGGGAACTGATGATCGGTGTAGCTGGAGTTGGAGGCACATATCCAACATCTAAATTCTCGTAAAGAAAAATTCCCATAAAATACCTTTAAGACGACAAAACCTTTAGTATCAAAAAGAATACTTTGCTCAGGTTATCAGGGGCAATACTAAAAACATGTTCTTTTTCAAGCGTTTTAATCGTAACGCAATGTACGTTTACTAAATCCCCATTTGAAGTTATAGAAGCTGTAAGTTTAGATATGGAAATATCAGTAATAGTTGGCATAAAGCCATCGAACATGCCGTTATTTTCCATGCTACATTATAGCACAAGTTACTTCTTTTTTAAGGTAGAAACATTCTTAGGGGCTTGACCTTTGACTCCCTTTTCTGGAGTACCTGATCGTCTTTTTCTTTGAACTGCGCTTTTCTTTTGGGCGCTTGACAAAGCCTTGGCTTTTGCCACCGGTAAGCATTTTGCATAACCTGAACCGCCAACCCCTGAAGTGCCACAGGGCTGGTATTTCCCTCCCTTTTTAGGAGCACCAATATTAACCCACTTTTGATCAAACCACTTGGTTAATCCAACACCTTTAGGACCAGGCATTATTTTTTCTTTGCTTTTGTAGGTTTGTTAGTTTTTTTTACTGGGGTGCAATTGGGAACTAACTTGCCACCCTTTAACTTCATCCCCTTTGCAGTGTACCCAGTCCAACAAGCCATTACTTACTCTTCTTTGCCTTTTTGGTTGAAACAGTTTTCCAACCGCCACCCATTGACTTATACTTCTTAGCGGCCCAAGCGTTTGCATATGCAGATGGATAGACATCAAACTTAGATTTAGCCTGAGACTTAGCCGAAGACCACAGTGCCGGCTTTGTTGGTTTATTTTGTTTTGCCATTATCTTGTTAATCCTATGATCAAAATCATTTGAATTAAATGAAGAGCAATATATCCAAGATGAATTCTCAATTCTTTTTTGGAATTATCTTTCTTATCTACACCTAAACAATAGGTGCACGCACCGTCAGCTTCGTGACAGTCTTCACAACAGTATTTTGTAGTCATAATATTATTTCTTCTTACTAATTTTTCTAAGTGTTTTAGCAAGTGAAGCTTGCTTACGAGTAAGCGGGCTATATCTTTCTGGATTTTTGGTAACAGCTGATGCCATCCCAGCCACAGATTTGCCGGCTTTTTTAGCTTTTGCGGTAAAAGCTCCAGGCCTTTTGATCGCACCCTGTATCCATTTCTTATCTTTTTTTGCTGCCATTATTATCTCGCGCTGCTTTAACTTTTTCTCCTGTTTTAAATTTTAGATTTTCTAAATTAAACTGGCTAGTAATATGATCACTTAGATGTGTGTCTAGCTTAGCTTCTATATGCGATATATCACTGTCTATATCTGCAATGTCTTCTTTTATGGAATCTAAGCGATCTTTGACAAAGCCGTGGTCACGAACATTCTCACGACGCCCCTTCTCTATGAGAAGCATCAAAACGCCAAACGCGCCAGTAACAGCGGAAGCCCATACGATTTCCATTAAAGACCAAGCAGTTCTTTGACCTTTGGTCCAGCAACTGAATCGGCAGTAAGTTTATTAGCTACCTTGAAAGCTTTTACAGCTGCATCTGTTGCTGCATCTTTTTGACCATTAATTTCACCCTTGTAAAATCCTTTTATCTTAAGCGCTTCCTGAAGCTTCGCTATATCATTGCCACCACCTGCGGCTGGAGCAGCAGAACCTGCTGGTTTTTCCCAGTTGTTCTTTGCCATCCACTCAGCTACTGCTGGAGGAGGTGTATCTCCATTTACATATCTAAGATGCCATGGCTCTGAAGGGACAACTTCCCATGAAAAACCAAACTTCTTTACATTCGCAATCATCCAATTGAGGCGCTTTGGTTCTGATGCATTAGCAATGTCAACCGCCAAGCCGAGATTATGCTGCGACTTACCAGGAGTAGCCAACATAGCCATGCCTTTTTTAAGATACCATGTCTTACCTTCAAAAGTCTTTGTGCTAGTTCCAACTACTGGTTCAAGCTGGTATCTTTGTTTAAAGCCAGCAAGCTGACTCTCATAACTTCTATATGTATCGCCTGCTGATGTAGGCTTAAGCTCAACGCCTTCAGCTTTTGCTGCTTCGTCCATGGCGTTGTAAGCTGCGGCTGCAAGCCAGTGCATCTTTCCGCCAGCTTCGATAGGACGCAAGAGGTGTGCAGGCAACTTACCTGGCTCAATACCCTTAAGATCTTTTGGTAATACTACTGGAACTATATAATCCCAAGCAACTTTACTCATAATGCTTTCCTCTCGTGTCCTGTTATAAATATAACAACAGGCCAATCAATTAAGAAAGACCTGTTGTTATAATAATTTAGATGCTACTTCTTACCTTTGCCGGAACCAATTTTGCCAAGCACCTTGATTGGGCGCTGTGCCATTTTCATTTGGCCCGATGTTACCGCTGGCTTAGGTGCTGTTGTGCCCTTGCCGCCGGTTGCAACATTCTTTAAAGTTGCAGGGTTTTTTACTGAACGCTGTGCCATCTTCATCTGACCGCTTGAAGCGGTTGGTTCTGGCGCACTAACGCCTTTACCTTTTGACTTTTTCATAGCCATGATTTATTTCTCCTTAGTTTTTTTGCTAGCTTTTTTTGGGGCAGTTTTTTTTGCTGTCCTCTTAACCGGTTCCTGTTTTTCAACAGGCATAACGTTTTGTACGTACTTAGACATAGTAATAATAATCCTTGGTTTATTTCATTTTTCTATTTATATGTACGCGCTGATTTCTTAGGAGCATTATCCGCATTATAAGAGCCCATCTTCTTTTTAGGACGATTCTTTGTTCCGTCAAAAGTTGGGGTAGTCATACCCTTTTGCATCAAGCCAGTAAGCTTTTGCTTCTTGGAAGCAGCAGCTGCTGGGTCTCCTTTACTAGTCTTTTTTTTCATAGCCATTATATTATTTCTTCTTCTTCTTAGCTATAGCTGCCTGGATAAATGGTGGAAGCTTCTTTTGAGCGGCGGTCATGCCAGCTTTTGCTGCTGGAGCCTTTTTTGCTGCTGCTGGTGCTTTCTTTTTCATTGCCATTGTTTTCTCCTATTTGTTTAGTGTTATGTTAAATATTAGCAGTCCCACTTGCGTAAAGCAAGTGCTTTGCGTGTTGGTTTGCCATTTGGCTTCTTCATCGCCCCCGGCATGCCGCCCATACGCGCACAAAAAGACTTACGCCTTGCAGCGGACTTAGGTGATTTTTTTGCCTGCTTGGATGACACTGGCGGCTTTAGTGTGCCACCAGTCTGGGCCTTGTATGAAGCACGGCCTTTAGCGTTCAAGCCTCCAGCAGGGTTCTTGCCTTCTTTGCGTTGCCATGCAGCGGTTTTAGCCATTATTTTTTCTTCCTTGTTTTACTCTTGCTAACTTTTGAAGATTTAACTTTTTTCGAGGCTTTACCTATTTCAATGCCGTACATAGAATTATTTTGACCCATTCTAGGACCAGCTATATAAATTTTATTTTTTATTACCATTTTCTTTCTTTCTGTCCATAGCTTCTGCTATATCATAAAGTCTAAAAACCAAATGCCAAAACATACTTGTTAAACTAAATTTATTTTTGGTCATTTTTTTTATCTTTCGTTTCAGGATCTTTTTTAGTTCCAGAATCTAGTGGGTCACCCAATTTTTTTTTGAGTGACACCCCACCTTTAGATACTTTTCTAAACTTAGCTAAGGACATAGTAACGAAAAATAATTACTTAGTTGTCTTTTTTGAACTACCCTTTTTTGCACCTGCTGTTTTGCTAGGAGCTTTTGCTGAAGGCTTCTTTGTTGCCTTAGAGGCATCTTTGACTGCCTTAGCTGCTTCTTTCTTAGCGTCCTTAACGATGTTTTCTGCGGCTTGCACTGCAATGTCAGCAACAGCATCTGCTTGATCGGCAAATTGGTCGATTAACTTAGCTTGCGCTTTAGCCATGGCACTATCTGCTTTGATATTTTGTGCCTTGAAAAGGACTGACTTTATTTTATTCGCTATGTTCTTAAACATTTTACCCTCTATTTTTCTCTTGTGTTAATATAGTAATATTATATATTATATAATGATAATTTACAATTAATGTCTATTTATTTCCCTGTTGTGATTCTTTAATTAAAGAGTATCTATCACCAGTTTCTTTAGAAACAACAGCAAACCCGTACGCAGCTGCATCTTCTATAGCCAATCTAAGGCCTTCTTTATCCTCAAACGAGGCGTTTGGCAGTGGTATAGTTACCGCGGCGTAGACGTCAATGTTCTCAAAATTCCCAATGTTTATTTTTCTGTTTACCCCACAAATAAAGACTGGCGATGTCGTGATAGCCAAGTCTGCGGAAACAGAATTCATTACATTGTCTATGGGAGAATCAAATGAAGATGATTCTTGGGCACTTTTATTAATCTTAGGCATTGCTCTTGATTCCTATTCCGAGGCACTCTAGTGTTGCCGCAACTTGTTGTTCCAAATTCATATTGTTTGTATCTATAACGGCAGAGGCTACTTGCTTAACTTCTTCTGCTTCCATCTCTGAACTATGTCCAGACTGTTCGCCACTCATTATAGCACCATCTCGCTTCAAAATGCGTTGATCAAGAATTTCTTTATCTGCATCAAAACTTATGACAAATCCATTTGGCTGCTTAAGAATGTTCTTGGCTTCGTTTAAATAACGCACATCAGACACTATAATGCACAGGGGATTAACACTGTCCTCATCATGATTCTTTAAATAATTTCTATATATTTTATTTGCTTTTATAATCGCCCAGTTTGCAAAACAGTTTTCGTCGTACTCCCTACAAATATCACCGGCTTTTTGCAGGAACGTTCTAGGCTTGATGCCCTCTTCTTCCACTGGGGTATTGTAGATCTGCTTTACTTTTTCGATAAGGGTATCGTAGTGAGGCATGTTGCCTATAGAGGCTCCTCCATAGACCTCATATAAAACTTCGTGAAGAGAAAAAAGTTTTCTTGATTCTTCATTAAAGCCTATTATGTTTTTCTTTATTGATGCCATCTCATAAAGTGGAAGAGCATAAAAAATATGATCCCAATTTATTCCAAACTTTACAGTTTCCATTGAACCTTTTGGTATTATTGATTCCGCTACAGAAGTTTTTCCACTTCCAGCTTTACCGGATAGGCCAAGTATTATTGGTTGGTTGTTAACAAATTTTTTCATTCAACAAGTATAGCAGAAAATTATTGCATTTTTTGATTTCTGATTTCTAATTCGTCCAGAAAAGCATTGGCCAACGCATCGGGTTCCCAGACAAAAGATCTTGGGACTTGAATCACTCTGAAATTATACTCTGATTTTATTTCCTCGATGGTCATCAACAAGGGTAGCAACAGCCTGTTCTTGCATTCCCACTTGCCATTTATTTGGTTTGCGACCACAGCTGAATCAGTATAAATAATAGGGTCAGATAAATCAGCCATAGCGGATATTAGTAAGCCAGCTATAACAGCTTCGTATTCAGCTTCGTTATTTGTTCTTGGGCCAAGACCCCTAGAAAATTGTGCTATTTTTTTTCTGTTCTTGTATACAACTACCGAGCAGGCGGCTTCACCAGTTTTCTTTTGCCCTTGCCCCCTTGAGGCCCCATCGCAAAAAACTTCAAAGTTCATTAATCTACTTCGATATCATAGGGGATGCCCAATTCAATGGCTCTATTTTTAATATTGTTTTCCTGGCTACCCCCAGAAATAGTATGAGTAGATACTAATAGGTATCTTTCTTTCTTATATTCAACTTGAGTAGGAAAATCTAATTTTTTTCTTTTATTAGAATAAAATTCTTTAGCTTTATCGACAGCTCTGTAATGGCCTATAAACATATTTGCCTCCTTTAGTAGGTAGTAAAATCACTTTCAAGATAATGACCTTTACTTTCTCTGGATGCAGCGATCTGCATAGATTGCACTTTGTCCATTAACTTTCTAGCTGACTCTGAAGATATTCGAGCAGCACTCTCCATTGACTCAGCTAGGCTCATGACGGCTTCGCATGTGATCAGGGCTGAGTATTCGTCCTCTGCTGCCTCCATGGCTGCTGCTTCTCTCTCCGCCTCATTCTTGCCAACTCTAGAAGACTTATATTTCTTTTTATATTTACCTTCCATTATTTTATAGTTGGCTCGGGCCATGCCAGCAAATCTTGCTGCTCTACCGTACACGTTAGATGTCTTGGCTACAAGTGAAGCCATGTTTTCGATGCCCAAGTCGACAGTATCTTCGTCCGGTATCTCTATAAAGTATTTATTATTTTTTGTTACATCAACATAAGAATTAATTACCTCCTGGATTTGTGGTCCAAGAAAATCTGAAAGTAGTTGTTGGAGTTTTTCTAAACTCTGATTATTCATTTTTATCCTTTTTGATTAAACCAAATTGTTTTAATAGTGGTTGCAATTCTTCATCAGTTTTAATTATTGAAACTATTTTTTCTCTTATTTCTTTTAGATGTTCCCTAACAGTATTAGGATGTTCATTGATTTTTAAAGATATATCACTGGACCTTTTGCCATCTACATACCTCCATTTTATCAGCTGCCTCTCCTGTATTGTCAACTTATCGAAAGGAGGAAAATTATTTTCTCCGACCACCCAAGCTTCATCTATATCCTCTGCGGACAAAATTGATTCTAAAGAATACTCTCTAGGCTCTGCCTTAAATCCTGTTTGAAAATTTTCACTTTCCGGGTCAGTGTCTGCGTCATCGTCTATTAGTGGAAACGTTTTTCTTCCTAGCTGGTCTATCAAAAATGTATCAACGTTTTTCTTTAGTAAGTAAAAAAAGTAGCTATACAAGAATCCGGCTAAAAGGTATTGGCCCCTTAGCTGACTCTTTCTTTTCGTACCTGGCAATGCATTGAAAGAATGTCGTGTCTATCGTTTGGCGTATATCTTCTTCGTCTCCATATCTTTTGGCCATGTAAACTATGCCGGCCCATTATTTCTGATACGTCTTTATGATCTTTTTTTACTAATTTATTTTTCATTAATGCCATACGAGTGTAAGGATTTTTAACAAACAAACCAATGAACCTTCTTATGTCATAGTCCGCTAGATTATATCTGCCGTGGTATAGCAATGCTACGTACTTACTTAAGAAATTATTAAAAACTTTTAACAACTCCTGCTTTGCAGCGTGGCTTCCGGACTTAGCTTGAGCTATTAGCTCTTGCATTTCATTTTCTTCTAGATTATAATATTGTTCTTTATAAGCGGCCATTATTTTCCTTCCCAGTAAATTATATTTTCTGAGTATTCTGATCTTATGTCTTCGTAGTAAACTATATTAGGTACACCTAATTCGTTTAAGAATTCAACAGCGTCCTTAGCGTACTTGCTGATGATGCACGTGAACTTTTCAAATTCTTTTGGGTAATATCTTTTAAATCTTTTTATTTTTGTTTTACTTTTTGGGTCTAAGTACCCTTTCATCTCAACCCATTCATCAGTTGCACATAAATAAAAGTCGGGCGTATAACCTTTAACTCCTTTTTTAATTGGAAAAGAAAAAACAGTAGGTTCAAATTCATGTTTAATTTTATATGCATTTAAGATGCGTACAAAATTAGCTTCCCAATTAGATCTTACATTTAAATCAATATCTTTTCTGTATCCAGTTTTGGTATGCTTGTAAGCATTGCCTGTCCTTGGAGGTTTCTTAACCTCATCAGAAATTATTTCTTCCGCAATTTTATTGCCGTTAATCTTTTTAAAATTTGGATGGTTTTTCATTTTTGATCTAGAAATAAAAAAGTCTGCGGACTTGACAACGATGCTCTTAACCATGTAACCTCTACTCTGTTATATCCACTAAGTATATTATACTTTAAATAAATGTAAAAAACAAGCGGCTTTAAAGTTGCGAAACCACAGAGGAATAGGTAGAATACAATTATGACAAATACAACAACAACAAGAACCCTATTGGACAGCATGCACCAGGCAGCTAATGAAGAGGCGATTGATGCCTTGGTTAATAACTACGGTTTTAACCACGAAACAGCTAT